CTCGGGTGAGGGTGGCTGTGGGGCACCGCCGCGCGATCTGCGCGATGCGCGGCAAGGCATCGACGATGTTCATTGCATGCCTTCCGAGACGGAGACCTTGGGTGCGATGGCGACTTGCGCCTGGGTGTTCAGGCCCACGGCCTGGGCCCACTGCTGCCTGTAGTACCCGCTCTTGGTCAAGTCCTGGCGCTTGGAGTTCTTGGCGTAGGCTCGGTGCAGCACGTAGTCCACCAGCAGGGGTTGGTAGATGTCATCCACCAGCAGGTCGTCGGCCGTGCTGGTCACCGCCGGGTGCACCGCGCCGTACATCGTCCGCACCTCGCCCGTCCCATCGTTGGGTGGTGTCACGACGAACCGGCGCGGGTCACGCGGGTCGGCGGTGTAGTGCTGCACGTCGCGCTCGCGGTCGGCGGGCGTGAGGAACCGGTTGCACTCGTCCAGCAGCTCCTTGTCCACCAAGGTCACCGGTGTGCCGCTGTAGGCGTTCTCGAACACGTCGATCAGCGAGATGCCGTCTGTCGGCAGCTGCTGCAGTGACCCGCCGTCCATCTCGACGTTCCCGCGCTTCGTGTACAGGTCCGGCTTGACGGCGGAGGTGGCGCGCAGCGCCTCGTTGACGTAGCGGACCAGTTCCGCGTCCGGCCACGCCACCGCTGCGGCATCCAGCAGGGTGCCGCGGGCGGTGGTGACAACATCGGCGACGGTCAGCGCCACGGCTTAGCCCAGGGCGTCCGAGGTTTCCAACGTGGCCAGGTATTTGGTGAAGTCCACACGTAGGTTCTCCACCGTCTTGCGGGCGTCCAGCGCGTAGCCGTACTCCACGCTGGCGAAGGCGATCAGGTCGTCCTTGTCGGCCGTGGCCACCACGAAAGGCGCCGGTTCGGCTTCTACCACCACGCGCGCACGCTTCGGGCCGATACCGGACTTCAGATAGTCCATCCGCTCCTTGGCGGAGGCGTTGATGTCCCCGGTGTAGACGCGGTAGTCCGGGTTCTTGCGGATGTTCGGCACGTTCGGGAACAGGCGCCCGTCGTTGACGTTGATGCACATCGGGTTCGTCTTGTCCTGCGAGTACCGCTTGGACTTCTGACGTTGGGCGACTGCCTGGATCTCTTGCTGGGAGCTGATGGCCATGTGTTTCCTCCAAGGCGCGAGTTGAGAGCCAGGCCCGGCCTGGTGGTCGGGCCCGGGGTTGGATTACGAGCCGGACGGGCTCGAATCGGGCGTCAGGGCACGGATCTTCATCGGACCCTTGCCACCGCCGGTGGTGACATCGACGGTGGGCTTGCCGCTCGGGTACCGCGGCTTGGCCTTGCCCTTGGCCATGTTGAGCTGGTGGGTGATGGTGTCGGGCGGCAGCAGCGCCTGAACGCTCTCGCCGTAGGGGGTGACGATCTTGACCATGTTGGATCTCCAGGTGAAGGTTGCAGTTTGCGGGTTGAGGCGCCCGGCCTGGGGCCGGGCTGCCTGCTTACGCCGGGGCCACGACGGCGGTACCGATGTACTGCCCCTCGATGACCTTGAACCCGAACACCATCAGGCCCTGGATCAGGTACCCGAAGTCGTTCGGATTGTCGATCATCCGGAGCTGCACGATCTGCGATGCGAACGTCAGGCCGGCACTGTGGCCGAACATCACGTACGTGGCCGGGCCCGGGCTGGTCTGGCGGAGCAGGTTGCGCGACTGGTAGATCATGAACCGGTCGATCATCCCGACCTTGCCGTTGCGCAGGATCGAGGTGTTGTCCCCGGCCAGGCTGGCGATCTTCAGGTCGGACTTCTTGATCCGAGCCGTGAACCACGGAGGCACCACCATCCAGCGGCCTTCGTCGGGCACATCCTGCTCGTCCAGCACGGTGCCGCAATCCACCATGAAGTCCAGCACGTTGGTCTTGCTCACGCCGAACGGCGTGGTGCTGTCGCCCAGGTCGATGGAGCTGTCCACGCCCGCCACGCGCCCGCTGTTGTCCGCGGACACCTGGGCCGGGATCGTCTCCAGCACCTCGGCGTCGGCCGCCAGCCGAAGCTGGATGCTGCCGTCGTCAGCGAAGACGTTCGCCATGTCGATGTCGGACTGAGCCGCATCGACGGTGTTGAGCGCGACGGCGAACGACTTGGCCTGATCGATCGTCAGGCTGACGGCCACGCTGGCCGGGTACTCGTTGGCCAGCCCGCCACCGATCGTGTAGTCGGAGACGGTGACATCCGGCACGGTGCGGATGATGACGTTGTTGCCGTAGCCGGTGATCTCGCCCTCGTAGTCGGTCGAGGCGATCTCGCCGAACACGGTGGACTTGTAGAACTTCTCGACCAGCTTGCCCGAGTACAGCTCGGGGATGAACTTGGAAGCGGACCCTACGGTGTAGTCAGTTTGACCGGAGGACCGTGCGACGCCGATGGACATGGTGTTTCCTTGGTGGTTGGCGCGTTACCCGGCATGTGGCCGGAATCACTGCCCCAATCGCCGCTCGAACTCCACACGCTCTTGATCCGTCACGTACCCTGGCTGACCAATCCGCTTCGTCGCCGCTCGCTTGTAGAAGTCCGCAATCTCCTTCGGACTCGGACGCCCCGTGGCACCGGTGTTCGGCTGCCGATTCGGGGGTACATCCCCGGTCGGCTGAGCACCTTTGCCGCGCGGCGCCACAGGGGGCGTCGGCGCTGGAGCAGGTGCCGGCACGGGCTGCAGCGTGGCCTGGTACGCCTTGAACATCCTGGCCACCCGGGGCGCGTCGCGCCGACCGTTGTGCCTGTCCAAAGTGACCTGCCGCTGCTCGCCGGTGTCGTCATCCGTTTCCGCCAACCACTCCAACCACGCCGGGTCCTTGTCGATCGTGAGGCAATCGGGGACCAGTTCCAGCAGCTTGGCGATGTAGCGTTCCTGGGCTTCGTCCTCCGCGGCTCTCGCTGCGGCGGCTTGCTGCTCCTGGATCGGCTTCAGGGCCTCCTGGGCGCTGTCTTGGGCGACCTTCTGCGCCGTGGCGATCATCGCCTGGCACTTCGCTTCACCCAGCGTCTCGATCTCCTCGGCACTGAAGTGCTTCGACAGATCGACTGGTGCTTGTGGTTGCGCGGCTTTCAGGTCACGGACCTGCTCCTGCAACTTGGTCATCTCCTGGCGATGCAGCGCTTTTTCGGTCCGGCGTTCCTCCGCGATGGCGGCCAACCGTCCTGAGATTGAGCGGTTCTTCTGCTCAAGATCACCGATCTGCCGGAGCAGATCCTGGATGGTCGGCAGCACCGGTGCGGTGGGTGCCAGATCGACGGGCGGGGCCGTCGTTACAGGAGGGGTTGCGTTCTCGGTCGGGGGTGCCTCAGTTGCCTGGGGCGCAGCACCGGTCGGGTCCGCGGGATCTTGTCTCCGGTCCTTCTTGCCGTACTGCTCGTCGAGCTTCGTGCTCTTTCGCAGTACCGCACGGGGGAGGCGTGTGGTGTTCAACGTGGCGTCAGGGGCCATTAGTCAGGTCTCCGCGAGCAGGACACGCAAGGGTCCAGATGTCGCATGCTCGGGGGAGGCGAGACACCCCTGCCCAGCCTGTTTACGCCGTCAGCCGGGGCGCACGAGGCGCGGACTGGGGCGCAGATTTGGCGCTGAGCTTGGCGATCAGCCAGTCGAGCCGGCCTGCGTCACCTTGCGCCCGGTACATGCCCTGGTCGCTCAGTTTCCGCAAACTCTGCTCTACGGCCGCCAGCTCGGCGCCGAGGATCTCTTGCAACGACCGGGCGTCGGGGGTTCGCGAGAACCGCTCCAAGAACGCAAGTTGGTCGTTGGTCAGTTGATTCATTGGGGTGGATTATGCACCAGGCGCCTTCGGCGGGGCCAACCGGGCCGCCACCGCGGATTTCACGATATCGGCCGTGAGTTCCGCCTCCTGGCCCTGGCTCTCGCGCTGGGCGATGCCCTGCTCCTTGGCGGCCTGGAGCTGCATCTGCATCTGCAGTTGAGCCTGCTCAGCCTGCTGCTGGGCTTTGGCCTGCTCCTGCATGCGCTGGCCCATGGCCTCAGCGGTGGGCACCAGGTCCATCGGCAACTGCATCACGGCCGCCACTTCGCGCAGCGTCTCCAGGATCGCCTCGTTGCCGAGGATGTTGGCCAGCAGCGGGTTGGTCACCAGCGTCAGGAACTGCAGCCGGCGTTGCTGCATCGACTCGCGGATCAGGATCGCGGCCGCGCCGCGGGGCACCACGATCGAGTCGCCCTTGATCGTGCGATCTGGGTTGTAGAGCATCTCGTTGACGAACGTGTTGCCGATCGTCGGCGCGATCACGTTGGCGTCGATGTTCCCGATGCTGCGGCGCAGACCCTTGGCCGAGTTGTTCATCAGCGTGTGCAGGCCGCTGGCCGTGTCCGCACTGCCGCCGGAGCGCTCGTTGCCGTAGGCGTAGCGTGGGATGCCGGTGCTGTCGTCGGCCTTCAACTCCCACTTCTCCAGCGCCGCCATGAGGTTGACGCTGTTGTCGTTGGGTTGGAAGAAGCCCACGCCCGGGTTCACACCCTGGGTCGGGTCGCTCTTGAGCTGGAACATCTTCCACGGGAACAGTTCCAGCGACTGCTCGCCATCCGCCAGGCGGTCGTTGTGGATCCAGCCCATGGGCCCGGAGGCAATGGCCCAGTTGTTGGCCATGGCGCACACCAGCCCGTTGCACATCTTCTGCGGCGTGGAGGCCAGCTCCGGGATGCTGCGGCCCCAGAACGCGCCCGGCACGGCGTCGTAACACGCCTTGTGGTACGGACGCTGCTGCATCGGGTCGGTGTTCAGCGACGCGTAGAGCACGTAGGAGCCGCACAGCAGGGCGTTGCACTCGTACTCGCGGGTGTCCTCCAGGTCGCCGGTCACGCCCCAGGACTTGAGCTTCCAGCCCGGCACGGACCCCCAGTAGTTCAGAGCGTCGATCACCCCGGGAGGTGAGAGCCACATATACAGGGTCTCGTGCTCGAGCTGCTGGCGCTCGGATTCCGTCCACAGCCATCCTTCCAGGTGGCCGTTGGTGTAGTCCATCAGCGCGCTGTCGATCTGGTCGTCGCGGTACCCGGGCAGGCCCTTGAGGTCCCAGAGTTCACTGCGCTGGAAGCGCACGCGCTCGATGAAGTCCCCGGTCTGCGGGTCCTTGGCGGCCGGGGACGGGAACGCGTCGAAGGGGCTGACCCGCTCCCAGGTCTGCGCCGCATCGTTGGTGACGTGCGGCGTGAAGCCCTCACCCCAACTCAGGCGCTTGTGCCGGGCGTAGAACGGGCCCTTGAGGATGGCGGCCGGGTAGGTCACGAAGTCCTCGATGAACTCGTCCATAGCCGCGTGGTAGCCGCCTTGGGCAAGCCGGTCCGCGATCACCTTCTCCATGCGCTTGGCCCGGGTCTCGGCGATCTTCACGAACGTGGCCTCGGCCTCGTCGCGTAGTTTCTCGCCCAGCTCCATCACCATGTCGCGGAAGTCGCCCGGCTCCAGCGGCTCACCACCGCTCTGGACGATCTGCTGCATGATCTGCTGGCCCTGCTTGAGCGCCTTCTTGACCACGGCGTTCTTGACCGCGGCCGGCAGATCAGGCATCGGCGTGGCGCCAACGCCCCACGGCTGCTCACCTTCCGGCAGCACGATCTCGCGGATCCAGGCGGAGGCCGCGCGGCACTTCACCTCGGTGAGCGGGTGCCACACCAGGTTGCCGCCGCCCATGCCCTCCATGATCTGGATTTCCTGGGGGCTGTAGATCTCGCGGCGGGCACGCAGGCAGGCCAGCAGTTTCTGGCCGATCCGCTCCTTGGCGAGCTTGTTCCGGTTCCAGGCCAGGCGCACGTGGCCGGCGAGGGCCGACTCTGCGGCCGAGCCCTCGATCTCGGTGGTGGACTGCGGGAGCTTCTCCTTCTCCGCGTCCAGCACCTCCTGGAGGCCCATCCGCTGCACCAGCGGGTTACCACCACCCTCCGGCCGCGGGTCGAAACGCCGGCCGCCGGTCTGCGGGTCGGTGCTGGAGGTGAGCGTAGGGCGGGCTGCGAGTGCCATGGGACCGGATTATGCACTGGACCCAGAAAGAGAAACCCCGGCACGGGGCCGGGGGTTCAATCGTCACGAGGACGGCGCCTTGGAGAAAGCCCCGATGGTCCCCACGTTCACGTGGGGCTTCGTACGTTCGAACTTGCCTTTTGC